GAAATGATGGCTCTGATCCAGCTAGGCGACACAGGGGTTATCTCCCGCCGAGCACAGAGAGAGAGTATCCGTCGTGGTCGGGTGTTGATCCCTGAAGACATGAACGACGAAGACCTAGACGCAGAGAATGCCCTTCTATGAGTGCGGAGCGTTTCTTAGTTGAGTCCTACACAAGACGTCAGGTCTTCTTGCAACGTCTTGCCAACGGAATGTGGGAAGACCTTAGACCCACGCTCAACAAGATCCTTGAAGACGTAGAAGATCGCCTTCGGCTTGCTGACACAGAGATTAGACAGCACAACCTAACTCAGTTATTGCGTGATCTTCAACAGGTGATTGACGAAGGACAAGCTGAGTTTGACGAAGGACTCCGAGATCGCCTTGTAGAGTTTGCTGAAGAAGAGATTGACTTCAGTGAGCAGACTTACTCTCAAGTCGTCACAGAGCCTTTACAAAAGCCAGAAGAGTCGAGCATAGCTCCTCTAGTGGCTGGCGCAGCAGCAGGGCTTTTGATCGGCGGAGCAACCCAACGTCTAACCAACTCTGATATGTCCAATCGGCTTTTTAGTCCAATGGGCAAAGACATCAGATCGACAATCAGCACAGGCATCATCTCACGAGTCCCAATGCGGAACTTAATGACGCGGATGCGTCAGAAATTAGGCACCAAGCTGCCCAACCAAGCACGGACAGTGGTAGCGACAAGTCTAAACAATGTTTCAATGGCTGCACGTCGAGCATTCACAGGTGCGAACGGATTGATCTTCGGTGAAGAGCGTTATGTCGCAGTGCTTGATACACGGACTACACTACGCTGTGCGGGGTTAGACGGAGAGATTTTTCCGGTAAAAACAGGCCCACAGCCACCGATCCATTACAACTGCCGCTCAACGAGAGTGCCTATCCCACGCTCAAGGTTCATTGATCCAGCGGCAGCGGACTTGGCAGCAGGCAGAAATCAGACATTCGCCCAGTTCTTACGCAATCAACCTGACTCATTCAAACAAGAGTTCTTTGGTAAGTTTGACAATGGTCAGGAATTGTTAAGGCTGAGTGAACAAGGCGGCCTAAACCCAAACCAGTTTATCGACCCATCTGGCGCTCAGATGAGTCTTACAGAACTTCGGCAGAAGTATCCAATCGCTTGGGAACAAGCAGACATTTAACCAAGGCTCAGAGAGTCTTAAATCAGTAAGCTAGGGGCTTATAACTATGGCAACCACTGACGAAGAGATTAAAGATGAAGCGACGAAAAATGTCGAGCAGGAGATCAAAGACTCCGGCAAAACGTACACAGAAGAAGAGGTACAGAAGCTAATTGACGAGCAAGTCAATGGCTTGAAGAACAAAGTAGACGAGCTTCTTGGCGAGAAGAAGTCTGCTACTCAGAAGGCTAAAGAGCTGGAAGAGTACCAGAAAACTCAAGAAGAAGAGCGCATGAAAGAGAAAGAGCAGTTCCGAGAGCTGTACGAGCGCGAACAGGAAAGCAAGCGCGAGCTTCAAGAGAAGTACGAGGAGTTCCAGTCTAAGATTCAGAAACAGACTATCAACTCCGAAGCGACAAAGCTAGCCTCAGAACTCACCCGCGACACGGCTCGCGGAGAACTGTTGCAGGAAAAAGTCTCACAATACGCTAAGTATTCGGACGACGGTGTTGTTTTTGAACTTGGCGGTGTACCAGTTGAGAAGGATAAGATTCTTTCTCATCTGCGGGAGAAATATCCGTTCCTAGTCGATGGGAGCGGTGCTACTGGCGGCGGAGCTGCTGGTACGGACAACGGCAGGGCCGTAACAACTCAGAAATCATTTAACGAAATGACGGGAGCAGAACTCTCAGAACTACGGGCAGAAAACCCAACTGAGTACGACCGTCTAAAAAATGACTATTACGGCCAACGATAGGAGAAATAATCAATGGCTACTACTAAGTTAAGCGACATCATTGATGTCACAGTATTCCGGGACTTGCCCCCGGTAAATGGCCCAGAAAAGACTGCTTTCTACGACAGCGGTGTTGTTACTCGTAACGCACTGCTTGACGAGCTTGCTAGCGCTGCTGGCAAGACTGCCGAGCTTCCTTTCTGGAAAGACCTCGACGGTTCAATCGAGCTGAACTACAGCGACGACGATCCAACCAACACTGCCACGCCTCAGAAGGTTGTGCAGGGTGAGCAGGTCGCTCGTAAGGCTTTTGTCAACCAAGGTTGGCAGGCTGCTGACTTGGCTTCAGAGCTTGCTCTTGGCCCCCGCGCCATAGATCAGGTTCGTAACCGCACGGATACATACTTCACCCGCCAGTGGCAGCGTCGTTTGGTTGCTACCACGAACGGTATCATTGCCGACAACGTTGCTAACGACAGCGGTGATATGGTTGTTGACGTAGCTGCTGAGGCTATTGCTAGTCAGGACGCAGGCACGAAGTTCAACCGTGATGCTTTCGTAGAGGCCACCAACACGCTTGGTGACCGTTACGATGAGCTTAGCGCCATTTCTGTCCACAGTGCTGTTTATGCACAGATGGTCAAGAACGACGACATCGACTTCATCCCAGATTCCGAGGGCAACCTCGTAATCCCGACCTATCTTGGTCTTCGGGTTATCGTTGATGACGGCATGAACGTCGAAGCAGGCTCAACCGACGGCTTCAAGTACACCTCAGTGCTCTTCGGTGCTGGTGCATTTGGCTTCGGTGTTGGAAGCCCTGAAGTTCCCGTTGAGATTGAGCGTTATGCCGATCAGGGCAACGGCGGCGGTATCGAGACTCTGTGGGTTCGTGAGACCTACGTTCTCCATCCGTTCGGCTTCAAGGCAACGGGTACGCCTAGCAACGGCATTACCTTCACGCAGGCAGAGCTTGCCACTGCCGGAACTGTGGATCGCGTCATTGAGCGGAAGAACATTCCGCTTGCGTTCCTCATCACCAACTAAGATATTTAGTTGGCTTCAGATCACGCCCCCAAAAGGGGGCTGGTCTCCCTACACTATAAAGGAGATTTTGACGATGGCTAACAAAGATGGTTTAGAGCCAAACAAGCCAATCGACTTTGAAACGCTCCAGCGCGTCAAGCGCCAACAGCGAGAGGCTCAGAAGGCAGCAGCTAGTGCGCCCAAGCCTAAGCGTAAGTACGAGAAGAAAGATCACACCGATGTCAACGACATCATCTCAAGCGTAACCTCTAAGGCTAAGGCTTCAGACGAAGGCGAGAAAGATGCCAAAGAAGAATCCTAAGGTAAGCCAAGATGCCGAAGTCCCCGGACTGCGTACATTTGCCAAACCGGGCAGCCTAGCTTTCCGAGCGTACTACGCTCAACAAAGGCGAAAGGATCGCAAGGAAAATAACCAGACGTGAGTTATACCATTGACCAATTTGGGCCAAGTGATCTACTGACTAGCAAAAGGTTTAATGTTCGCAGGGTACAGGTTGACCCCGCAAATACGGGGTTCTTCGATGGTCGTGAGTTTCGTTTCTTTCGTGAGCTAGACATCCCAGCAGGAACAAGCCTCTGGACACGTATTACAGTAGATTCTGGCAACGACGGCTTTATAATCAGAAGTCAGACCATCGAGGCGGAAGAAGGTACTCTTAGGCTTAGGGTTTGGACAGACACGGCACTGACAACTCCACCTGCATTCTCAGCACCAGACGGTCTTACATCGAATGTATTGCCAAACAACACACTGCCCTCTGCGCCAGCTTACACAAGAACAACAGTTTTTGAGAATGGCGGAGATGCAGACCCAGTGTTTAACGGCGACCCTGTTCTGCTAGACATTCTACGTTCGCGTAGCTCTGGCTCTACATCGAAAGCGACATCAAACTATATCCAAGCAGGTGGTGAACGTGGTGTTGAGCCGGGGACATACTGGCTACAGTTTGAGTCTCTAGGCAACGCTGATGTTACTGGGCTTTACAACTTAATCTTTGAAGAGCGTAGAGGACAAGGTTAATGCCACTAGAAGTAGGAAAGCGTTACCGGATCAAGGGTCGTTTAGTTGACATCGTTGACTCAAGGGCAGCAGGTAAGAAGAAAGCAGCAATCACTGCTGACGGCAATCGCATCAACTTCGGGCAAGCAGGCGAGGTCGTACAACCCGGAACTGACTCAGGCGACAACTATTGCGCTCGGTCATCAGGCATTAAATCAGGCAGCGGTCTTAGTCCAAATGACTTAGCTCGCGCCGATTGGCATTGCAGCGGAAAGACAAGCAAAGAGAAGGGGCCAAGCCCAGTAGGTGATAGCTAATGCCAGTCCAGCGTTGTCAGAAGAACGGACGCCGAGGCTGGAAGTTTGGCTCCAGCGGGACTTGTTATGTTGGGCAAGGTGCCAAGTCTAAAGCAAAGCGGCAAGGTCGCGCAATCAGAGCAAGCGGATACAGGGGCTAGAAGATGGCATACGGTACAGATTCAGACCTAACAACTTACGCCTCAAACCGAGGCATTACAATCAGCGGTACTGAGTCAGTTCTTTTGACGCTTGCCCACGATTACATTGAGTCACTTGAGTACATCGGCGAGAAAACACAAGAAGATCAAGCAGACCAGTGGCCTCGAAAAGACGTCTACATTAACGGCGTAGAGATTGACAAAGACACTGTTCCGCAGGACGTGATTGACGCAGAGCTACAAACAGCAATCGCTATAGATCAAGGCAACAGTCCTTTTGCGACGATTACACCTAGCATCAAGTCAGAGACGGTGGACACCATCTCAGTTGAGTTCCAAGACGGTGCTGGAAACCGTAGTTTCGACCCAATGATCTTGCTGAAGCTCTATCGCTATCTTCGCGGTGGCACTGCTGGTTCAGGTAACATCGGTGTAACCCGTGGCTAAGTTTGATTACTCAAGATCAAAAGACACAGCAGAACGTCTTATTAACCGCTTCGGAGAGTCTTACACTTTCAGCAGAGAGCTTGGTGAGGCTTACGATCCGGCAACAGGCACAGTCAGTTCAACCACCGAGACTTACTCGTCAGATGTTGTCTGGCTAGATTTCCGAAAAGACGAGATTGACGACACCACTATCCTACAAGGAGATGTCCGTCTTCTGGTCACAGGCGATGTAGAAGTTGATGATCGGATTACGCGTGATGGGAAAGAGTGGCGTATCGTGAACAACAGACCGCTCAATCCGGGTGGGACTTTGATCTACACAGAAGCTCAGGCGAGGAACTAAAATGCTTAGAGAAGTCTCCGCAGCACTAGACCAGCGCCTTTCTTCTTTGTCAAACCTGCCTCCAGTTGCTTTTCCTAACATGAACTTCACGCCGCCTGAGTCTGGCCCGTACTTAGCAGTAATGAACATGCCAGCAGACGGCCTTCTCTACAGTCTAAAGCGTAAGCAGAACACACCCGGCGTGTACAGAATAAACATCTACGCGCCTGTCAACAAAGGCCCAGCAGAAGCAGAGAATCTAGCAGACAGGATTGCACAGCATTTCAGAGCAGATAGTAACCCTATTTCTCAGTTGTTTATTGAAGAAATCAACTTTTCTCCAGCAGTAACAGACGACGCAGAATACTTGCTCCCAATCAGTATTAACTGGAGATACTTCCACGATGGCTACTAAGTTCTCCGCAGAAAACTTTGGCAAGACTATGAAAGACATTGCCAAGCGTACTGGAGAGGCAGTAGAAGAACTAACCGACGCAAGCGTAAAACAGTTATTCACTGATGTCATCGAGGAAACCCCAGTGGGGCGTCCCGAGACTTGGAAAAGAAGGCCACCTCCGGGCTATGTACCGGGTAAGGCTAAAGCGAATTGGATGCCTTCTGTGGGGGCACCAGATACATCCGTAACAGAGTCACGGCAAAGTTCGGTTAGTAGGCTGGGCCAACTATCCGGGATTTCAGGAAACTTGGTTTACCTGACTAACAGCGTTCCTTACATTTACGAGCTAGAAAAGGGCTGGTCTTACTTACAGCAACCTAATGGCTGGGTAGAGAGGAACGTAAGGTCTTTCGAGAACAAACTAGAGAAACAAGCTAGAAATATCACTAGGAGATAAAAATGGCGTCAAACGCATTTACATCAGCAGGCACCACTATTGGCATCGTATCAGGCGATCCCGCTACTTATGATTCTGCAGGATTCGAGAGTCTTACTTTTGACACAATCGGTGAGGTCACTGACCTTGGAGAGTTTGGTCGTGAGTATAGCCTTGTAACACATAACCCACTAGGCGACCGTCAGACGGTTAAGCGCAAGGGTAGCTACAACGACGGGGCAATCTCAATGACTGTCGCTCGTACACCTGATGACGCTGGGCAGACTGTCTTGCAGACCGCTCTTGACAGCGACGAGAACTTCAGCTTCAACGTCACCCTTCAGGATGGCACCGAGCTTTACTTC